GAAAAGGTTTTCAAATCAAGTCCTGTTTCCCTAGATGATGATCAAATTTGAAGAAAAAATAAAATGTATTGATTCTTTAATACAAAAAAATAGAGGCCGTTGGCATCTTTCTGACATAGGCGGTTTCGGTTTTGAGGATGTCGCCCAGACTATAAGACTACATATTTATAATAAGTGGTCTCAATGGGATCAGAAAAGACCATTTGAATATTGGTGTAATAAAATAATAATAAACCAAATAAAGAACACTGTAAGGAATAGATATTCAAGAGATGCTCCTCCCTGTTCAACATGTCCATTCGATAGAGGTGTTGATTTATGCGGATATACAAAAAGTGGTGTCAAATGCGAGCAGTGTCCATCATTTAAAAAATGGGCAAAGAAAAAACAAAATAAATTCTTTTTAAAAACAGCTTTGTCAATAGATAGCGAAAACTTTAAGGAAACACAAGATTTCTCTGATCCAATAACCTCTATAAGATTAGAGTCTTGCGTTATAAAATTTCATAAATTTATATGCCAGTTCCTTAACCCTAAAATGGTGAACTTCTATAGCTTAATCTATATAGAAAACTTGAAAGACGAAGAAGTTATCGAAAGATTAAAAAATACAAATGGCAAAGGAATAACGAAGAGGCAGCTAATAACAATAAGGAAGAATTTGCAGAATATAGCTAAGAAAAAAATAAGCGAATTCGACTCTGAAGAATGAACTCATCAATAAGAGAAAATCTAACTAATAAATTAGGTAGAAAAATAGATAGGAAAAAGGTAAACCTTTGCGATAAAATAATTTGTCAGCATAAGTACAATCTTGATTTAGTTCAGCAAGAATACTTGGAGGACAATAAGAATTGCAAAGAGAGCAACATATTGTCGCTTGCTCAAGACGTGTACAAGAACCCCAAGCTCATTGAGCAGACTGATGAGTTCAAGAATGTAAGAAAATTTTTACAAAAATTATGGAGAGGAGGCGAATACGATAACTATACAGACGATCAGTTAGACTTCCTATTCGAAAATGCAGAATCTCTTACTACAAAAGAAATAGCAAAAGCTTTATTCCCAGATAAAGAATACATTGTATCTGTAAGAACAATAACTTCTCTTTTAGATGCCGCTGGATTTAGAGAAGTAAAAGATGACGATAAAATAGAAAGGACTACCGCCAGATATAACTCTCCTAGAACAGATCTTCAAGTTATAAATCTTATAAATAGGTCTGACCATGCAGCGAAATATGATGCTGATAAAATGGATATGAGAAAGAAAGATTCTGTAGCAGCTGTAAAGAAATTTTTGTCAGCTCCACGATTCGTTGAGATGGTATCTATGATTACGAATGTAAAACATAGAGAAGTATTCGAAACAGAATTTGTTAAAGCCGTTTATAATAAGCCAGATCTTAATTCAGATGAAGTTAATTTATATATAGGGTTAGCATTAGAGTACGTAACACTTATTGAAATAAGACAGCAAATAACAATCCTTAACGATAGGTTGGCAGAGTCTATGTCTGATGACGAAGAAGGTCGTAAGTTTACAATGTCTTTATCTGAAGCTTTAAAAGATAAAACGTCCGCTTATAATCATTGTCTCGAAAGGACTTTGAAAATGACTCGATCCTTAAGCGGAGACAGAATCAAAAAACTAGAAAAACAAGCTTTAGCCAATCAAAGCTTAGCGCAATTTATCGAACTCGTTCAGGATGAAAAAGAAAGAAGGAGAATGATATTAATAGCCAAGGCAGAAGAGTTCAAAGTTAAAGAAAAAATACAAGAACTTGAAAATTTCTCCGAGCTTTTTGTCGAAGTTTATGGCGTTGGCAAAGAGGAGGTATTCTCTCTCTAATGAAATGTTTAGAATGTTTGGATGACTTTTCAACTGAGAGAGGATTGCATTTGCATGTCTCAAAAAAGCATAAGATATCTATACAGGATTATTATCATAAGTTCTTTCCTAGATTCGACCTATTCTCAAATGAAAAAATAGAATTTAAAAATTTCGAAGAGTATTTTGTTACTGATTTCAATTCAAAAGAAAATTTCGCTAAATGGTGTTTCTCAGAAGATAATCTTGTGGTAAGAGAATATGTAAAGAAAGCTTTTAGAAGAAGATCCTCTAAAAAAGAAACTCTTTTTGTCCCATCTAATATAGAATTAAAAAGTTTATTTTTACCATCTTGGCTAGGACTAGTAAAAATATTTGGAGATAAAGAAACTGTTGTAAAGGAGCTGTCTAAGCAAGGTCTAAGATTAAAGTACGATTATCTTTCAGAGCCATTCTTCTATGAAGATGAGCCTGAGATACTTATAGATACAAGAGAACAGAATGCTTTACAATTTAAAGAGTCTAAAAAAATGAAGTTAAGTTGTGGCGACTATACAACAACAGGTCCTTTATTTTCTGATGTTTTCGTCGAAAGAAAAAGTTTAGAAGATTTGGTTTCCACTCTCACAGCGGGAGCGCAAAGATTCGACAGAGAAATTAGTAGAGCAGAAGACTTCGGACAGTATCTTGTTGTACTAGTCGAGAATAAAGTTTCTAATGCTATAAATTATAGCCCAGAAAATAGTTTTAGCAAATATATAAATGGTAAGTTTGTGTTCTACAAGATACGAGAAATTTGCGCTAAATATAAAAACATTCAATTCTTATTTTCTGATTCTAGAGAAAACTCCCAAGCTCTAATGGTAAAAATTTTCAAAATGAAAGATAAGGTAAAAAATTACGATTTGGAATTTCTTAAAGATTTTAATTTAATATAATATGTGGAATGAAGGAGCCCATCCTGCTGTAATCAGGAAATCTACAAATGACCAGTTAGAAGAAATCAAAGGTGTACTTTCTGAATCTGAAGCTCAACAGTGGTTTGCTAGATACTGTTTGGCTAATCCAGCATTCATGGTTTATCTCTTAACTAGGGTTAAGCTCGACCCTATACAGGACCTAATGTTAAGGTCCTTCATCCTAAAAGATTATTGTCTTGTGGTTGCTGGACGGGGATTTTCAAAATCTTTCGTAATCTCTTTATTCTGTGTAATATATGCCTTAGGTAATCCGGGAGTTAAGATTGGTATAGCTTCAGGAACTTTTCGACAATCGAAATCAATCATGAAGCAAATTGATAGCTTTGCTTCCCACCCGAAAAATGGAACTTTCTTAAGATCATGTATCACAAAACAACTTTCTAAATCTAGCGATGCTTGGTCAATGGAAATCGGATATTCCTCTATAACAGCCATCCCGCTAGGAAAGGTTAGAGGTTACCGCTTTAATGTTCTGATCGTTGACGAGTTACTAGTCGTCAGTAAAGACATTATAGATTCTATTTTAAAACCGTTCTTGATGGTTCGTCAAGATGGCCCTCAGCACGAACAGATTACAAATGCTCAAAAAGTTTTAGTAGAAAATGGGGTTTTAAAACCAGAGGAAGTTCAACAGTTTTCATCGAACAATAAAATTATAGGTCTATCGTCTGCTAGTTATAAATTTGAATCTCTTTATAGAGATAATTATGTACCTTATGTTAAAACGATTTTAGATCCAACAGCTGAAAATGTAAATCATTGTGTTTTCAGAATGTCTTATAGAGCTGCACCTAAAGGATTCATGGAAGAATCTGCTATCGAAGACATGAGAAGAACGATGTCTAAATCAATGTTCGATAGAGAGCTTGAAGCTATATTTGGAGATGATACCGGGGGTTACTTTTCAGCGAAAGCCATAGAAGAAGCCAGTGTTAAACTAGGGGAATACCCTATAGTAAAAATAGTCGGAGATCCAGATAAGAAATATATTTTATCAATAGATCCTAACTACAATAACTCTGAGACTTCAGATGATTTTGCAATGGCTATTCTTGAGTTAAATGAGGAAGATGAATCTGCAATACTCGTTCATGCTTACGCTCTTCCGAATAGTACAAACGAAAAAAGATGTTTATATCTTAAGTATATTCTAGAAAAATTTAATATTGTTTATGCGATTATAGATAATAGTGGTGGACCAGCCTTCTTACAGATAGCAAAAGAATTTAAATTGATACCAAGAGAGCTTCATCTTTTCGATCATGATTTCCTAAACTATAATTCCCAAGAAGGAATACTCTATTCAAAGAATAACTATGATCCTAAGAATGGAAAGATAGTTCACTCTCAAGCTTTCGGTGTTGGAGGATGGTTAAGATTTTCAAATGAGAATTTACAATGGATGATTGAAAAGAAAAAGATAAAATTTGCAGCACCAGTATTCAATGATTCTGATTTTCAGAGCGCTATAAAAGAAAATTTCCCTATAGAAGATTTACACTACTCAAAGAATCAAGAAATAAGTAAAGATGAGATAAGAGAAATCGCTAAAAATGTTCAAGAGGAAATGAAAGTAGATTTCCTTGAGCACTTGGGCGACATGATCAACTTGACAAAAAGAGAATGTTCGCTTATAGAGGTTTCGACCAGTGTCAACGGAAATCAACAGTTTGACTTGCCAGCCACAATGAAAAGAGACAACAATCCCCATAGAGCAAGAAGAGACTCCTATACAGTCCTACTTCTTGGTAGCTGGGGAGTAAAATGTTATTATGATATGCACAGAGAACAAGAAGTAAATACGTCTTTCGATTTCGTTCCGAGAATGTTTAGGTAAATTTTAAGGCTAAAATTAATTTATAGATGTTTTTTAACCTTTAAAAGTGTATAAGAGTATATGGCCCGTAAACCTAAAGCCGACGCTGTAGTCGTAAATTCAGATCCTTTTACTCCGAAGTTCATTTCAGAATCCGCTAGGGATTTAAGAAATAGAGGGACAAGTACTACCCAAAGCCCACTCTCTGGGTTGTCAGGGGAAATAGAAAACATCAACAAAGGAGTATCCCCTTTTTCCAGAGACAACACTGGAACCTTAAGCGCTCAACAAGCGATTGTTCTTTGTCAGAAGGCTTATTGGAATGTGGCCATCTTCAGAAATACAATAGATATTCAAACTGAATTCGCGAATTCTAAATTAAGTTTCAGAGGTAAGAACAAAAGATCTATAAAATTCTTTAATGAATGGTATAAGAAAATAAATGGATGGTCTTTGTCTGAAAGATTCTTTAGAGAGTGGTTTCGTTCCGGGAATGTTTTTATTTACAAGTTTTTGTACAATATAACAAATATTGAAGTAAATAAAATGTCTAGAGCAGAGGTCGCAAAAAAAATACCTTTGCGTTATACTATTTTAAATCCTGCGGATATGAGAGCTGAAGGATCTGCTACGTTTGTTAATTTTAATTACTATAAGATGCTTAACTCCTACGAGTTAGCAAGATTAAAAGTCCCCAAGACAGAAGATGAGAAAAGGTTTATGGATTCTCTGCCCGTAAAAATTAGAGATGAGATTAAAAGAGGCCAACTCCCAGAGATACCTATTGACACAGAATATTTAACAGCTGTATTCTGCGGCAAGCAAGATTATGAAGCTCTATCAGTTCCAATGTACTACCCTGTACTTTTTGATATTGATTTAAAATTAGAATTTAAGAAGATGGAGAAGGTTATAGCCAGAACAGCTGACTATATGATTCTTCTAATCACGGCTGGCGATAAAGATAGAGATGCAAATACCAATTCTAGAATTTTAGCTGCATTACAGGATCTTTTTGAAATGGAGAGTGTGGGTAGAGTATTAGTTTCTGATTATTCTACAAAAGCAGAATTCGTTCTACCAGATTTAAATAAAATTTTAGGACCAGAGAAGTATCAGGTTGTCAATCAAGATATTGCGAATGGATTGATGAATATATTCTGGGGCGACGAGAAGTATGCCAACTCAATGATTAAAATAAAAGTCTTTCTAGAGAGATTAAGCTCTGCTAGACAAGCCTTCTTAAATAATTTCTTGATCCCTGAAATGGAAATGATTGCCAGTGAACTAGGATTCACAGAAATTCCAGAGCCAGTCTTCGACGAGGTAGATCTAAAGGAAGAAATCGAGTACATGAAGGTCTACACAAGGCTCGCGGAAATCGGAATGTTGACACCTGAAGAACTTTTCCAAAGCTTTGAGACTCACTCTCTTCCGCTTTCTGAAAACTCTATAGAAGCTCAAAATAAATTTAAAGAGCTCAAAGATAAGGGTCTTTACGAACCAATTATAGGTGGACAAAAAAAAGATGGGCTCGGACAGCCAGCTGGCAGACCAGCGGGGACGAAGGCTCCTCAAACAACTAAAAAAGTTTCTCCGATAGGAGCATCTAAATTTAGTTTACAAAAAATATCCGACAATATCAAACTGGTTAATGATCTATCTGAAGCCGTAGAGTCTAAATACAGAGAGCTTAACAAAATAAAGAGACTTAGCTCTAAACAAAAAGATCTCTGCTGGAGCGTAACCGAGTCTATTATTTCTTCTAAAAATTCCAACGAGTGGCAGGAGAGTATCGCCAGCTTTATAGACAACCCTATCGTCAGCCCCGATGAGCAGACCCTTAATATCGCGGCAGAACATAATATCTCTCTATTCTTAGCGGGTTTGCTAAAGCAGTCTGAAATTTAAAAAGATTTAAAAATAAAAATCTTCGAAAAAAATCTTGACTTCCAAAAAGTATACTGTACACTGGTGTTGTCAGTATATTCTCATTATGAATCAAAAAACAATCGAAACTGTTGAAGAACAAATTGCAGAAGCCTATGAAACAGATGATGCTGTTTATATCGAAATGCTTGAAAAAGAATTATGCGATTCTATCAGCCAAAATGTTCTTTTCAAAGAAACTATATATTCTTTTGTAGAGCTTCTTGATTTTATCAACACTAATTTCGGCGAAACAGCCGACTTCCCTGTTAGGATTGATAGTGATTTTTATAGAGACCAATTCATTGGAATTCTTGCTAAAACACAATCTCTTGTTGAAGAGGCAAAAAGCATTAAAGTAGATCCTCTTGAATTGATAGATCCTCTTTTCTAGATCTAGAAAAGTTATATATAAAACCTGATTAAAAAATGAGCGAATCAGATCATAGTAAAAAATCAAAGCGTTGTGAGTACTGGAGCGAGATTGTAGAAACTTCAGTCAGTAAATATAAAGCTTTGAATAAAGCTTCTGAAGCCGCAAATAAATCAGGTACACTTGATCCGAATGGCCCATTATTTGAGGCCATTTGGTCAAGCTTTGAAAGCATGTTGAGTCTTATTGATCGTGACGGATGGATCGCATGGTATATTTACGACAATGAATGTGGCAAGAAAAAATTGAAGGCATCCACCGGTAAGGACAAACCACTTTTAAAAATAGATACAGATTTAAAATTGGTTAATTTTTTAATAGAAATCGAAGAAATATGAGCGGAGGATACTTTGAATACAATCAATATAGATTAGAGGCGATGGCAGAAGAAATTGAAAGCTTAATAGAAAATAATAACAAGCCTCATACAAATATATATGGAGAGATTAAGGAAGCTCGTTATTTAGATTCTGAAATTATAGAAAAATTTAAAGAAGCAGCTTATAATCTTCGGCGAACAAGAGAGATGGTCCAAAGAATCGACTATCTTTTAAGCTCAGACGATAGTGAACAGTCTTTCAAAAAAGGATGGGAAAAAGAAATGCCTGCTTCTTGGGAATCAATATGATCAAAATTAGGTTAAAAAAGTTTTGGAGAATATGGTCTAAAGCTCTAGGAGAAAAGGCAGGAAGCACAGATAGTGAAGCTGATAAGATTGCAATAATCAGATCCTCAATTATAGTTTGGTATTTAATTACCAATCTATTCATTGTTCTAAATGTTTTGAGACACTGGTAAAAAAAATAAAAATGAAAATGTCTAATATATCTTTATGTGGTTTTTATGGTTTCAATAACTATGGCGACACTTTAATGCTTGATTGCCTTAGTTCTTTTTTAAAGTCCTCTGGGTTAAGCGTCAGCGTTTTTTCTGATAGGAAAAGTGATGAATCTTTTTGTTATAAAAAAGTTGGCCCTAATAAATCAGACATCATAGCTTTAGGCGGAGGAGGAATTATTACACAAAATTTTTGGTATATAAAAGAG